GAGGGGGTTCATTGAATTTGTAATAAAGCTTTAAATCAGGTGTAGCATAAATTGATTTTTTTGCGTAAGATTTTTGTTGCTCAATAGTTCTTACAGAATGAAAAACTCTTAATTCATCAATACTTCCAGATAAAGTTTGTTGCGGAGTTATGGTTGTCAAACCGACATCATAAGACGAGCCGCTTCCAATTAGCACATCTGCATAATTTATATTTAGTTGTCCAAAACTTGTTTGATTATCTGATTCAGATAACAAAGACTCATTATTATATAACTTTAAATTGTGTACTCCATCGCTTTTGTCTAATATGAAGCATAGATGATTAAATCTTCCTTTTTCTATATTTGTAGACACAGACATATTAGAAGATCCTGAAAAAACGTCGAAACATGTTTCAACTATTGCAGTTGAAACAGTGGGATTTAATCTAATAGAAAATCCGTGATTATCATCTTTATTAATTTTTTGTAATATGATTTGTGTTCCATCGGTAGAAATTTCAGGAATTTTTAATTGCATTTCTACGCTTAACGAATCATTAACTCCTGGATTTATTACTGACTCAACTGTGGAAACATTGGGGCTTAACGAAGGAAATAGCGAACCTGGTATATCTTTTACGGAAATATACGTTCCTAATAATGGAGAAGTTTCAGATAATTGTGTTCCTGAAAAATGAAGTTGACCTTTAAACTTTGGAAATTTATCAAAAACCCATTTGTCAAATCCAGTTAATTCTGAAAAAAAGTTTTCTATTTCCTCTCTATTTCCATCAAATGGAAATCCATTTATAATTTGTTCAAAAGCTAAATTGACTTTTGCTTCAGCAGACATGAAAAATGTGTGATTTTCAAATTTTGACCAATCTATATTCAACTGTTGCGTCGATTTTAATCCAGTTCCTTCTATCGAATATCCAAATGAGTTTTGATTGTTGATATTAGATCCAGAAACATCAGCAAATGTCAATGATACAGATCTTCCGTTCTGTAAAGCTGCTTTTAAAAACGAAGGAATGTAAGGATTTGATTTATAATTTGCCATTTTTAGCTGACCTGAATATCGCTAATTTTAAAGACATTAGAAACTGACTTAAATATTTTCTTTGTGCCACCTACAACTAACATAATGTCTACTGCATAACTTCTTTCTTTTACTAAATTGGACGTATCCAGTTTAAAATACATTCCGTCAAAATTGCTGCTAATTTTTGTTGATCCATGTTGCTCATCAAACGCTAGAATGATTTCATTAGTAGTTGCATCTCTTATTTGATAATACGCTTTACGAACTACAATGCCAGATAATTCTACCGGTTTTTTCACTAACTTTATTGTTGGCGATGTGTAATCAAACACGTTAACTGTAATAAAGATATTTTCATCTGATCGGTATAACTCTTGAAGTCCAGATGTTGTTACAACGTAATTTTTAAAATCTATTGTAGAATTTGATCTTTGAGGAGGATAAACAGTTATTTTGCTTCCAGTAAAGTATGCAATTGACTCATCTAAAGATAGCCATATCGGAGTAAAAACAACTGATCCTGAATGTTGTAGTTCTTTATATAAAGTTTGGTTTGTTTGAGGTATTGTAAAAGACGCAGAATATATTCCTGCATAATAGTTTAATCCATCAAAATGTTGCGATCCAGTGAAAATTAATGAATAATTTCCATTCCCTGAAACTGCTGTGACTAATTTTAATAATAAACTATTTGATCCTGTTATTGAAGTAGAAGTTGACCCGCTTGTTATATTTGAAGGTTCTCCGTATTGATAATTTCTTAAAAATATTGTAGAGTTTTGATCAAATCTTAAATTTTGAATATCATCTTGAATTGAATCATCATATTTTATGATTAGACGAGGATGTTTTGAAGAATCATATGCAGCTCTACTAGCAAATCTTTTCACGAAATATGAAAACTTATCATCTTCAAGATTTTGTTTTAAAGACAGTCTAAATCCGCTATCAGGCAAAATTCCAGCAATTGTAGCTGAAACTATTTTTGTTACATTAATAATAAGATCTTCTTCGCCTGTTTTAAAACGTTGCGTAACTTCTAAAGATGTTCCTCCTAAATTTGCAGATGCAGTAATATAATCGCAAATCTCTTCTGCACCTCCACCTAATCCCGACCCAGAAAGCTCCCATTTGATTCCTGCAGACGCTGAAGTAAAATTGCACGAGTCATAATCTGAATAATAAACAACGTCTCTTCCGACTCCTTCATCAAACGACTTTGACAACGGATATAAAGAAACATCAAAATTTGTTGGGGTTGTTTGACCACCATACACGTCAAAAAGTTTTAAAGAACAATTAAAAGTACCATGATTGACATTAATCGTTCCTGAGTACAATAAGTCTTTTAATGGTTGTAAATCAAAATGAATTAACAATCTACTTAATTCTAAATTGGGTAGATCTTGATTATTATCTGCGAAGGTCACGCCATAAAGCTTGAATAAATCAAGCGTTCCTGCAGCTCCGACATTTGATCCAGTTCTAAATGATCCAGAACTCGCTATTTTTATAAAACGATTAGTTATGTAAGCGTCTTTATCTGCTTTTAAAATTTTATACATGTTACAAAGCAGTCCTTCCTACTATATCAAATTCAGGATGTTTAAATTCGAATATTCCACCTTCTGGCGGGTACAATATCCCTCTTCTAAGATTGCTTTTTATATCATAACTTACATTACTATATTGTCTTCCATTGACTGTCCCATTTAAATTTTTAAATTCTATATTGTTTATAGAAATTATTCCGGGGGTCATATAAATAATGTTTTGTATTTCTGATAAAACTATTGGTTGATCTATATAAAATTTAGCTGTGTCAAATTGTTGAACTAATGCGTTAATAATCGTTTGTAAAACTATCTGTTGGTTTAAAGATGGATCAATCAATACATCAAATTGAAAAGATAAATTCACTATTCTTGCATCTAGAATATCAATAGCATCTGTAATTAATCGATATGGAGCCAAATATTTTCTTATATTTTCTTTTAAAGTATCTGGCGCTTGTATTAACCTAGATGAAGAATCTCTACACGCTATAAATAATTGAGTAGATAAAGGATTATCTGGATTTGATCTTACTGCAGCCCTAAATGTCCTACCAAAGTTGGAAGGAATTGAATATATTCTTGCAAGTAAATCTTCTCTTGTAACAATTCTTTCTTGAGAATTTCTTATTGAAGATATCAATCCTTTTAATTCTTCCGTCGTTGGAGCATTTTCACCACCAGCTGCTGGCACAGTATTTGTAACTGAAAAGCTTCTTCTCACAAAGCTTATTATTTCTAAGCTTGGATTTAACGGAAATTCTAATGATAATCTAGAAATTATCGTAAGATTATTCGGAGGAATATTATGGTTTAGTCCTCCTCCATGTCTATAAGTAATTGTTAGAGCTGAATTAGGAGCATAAACGCCTAAGGTTCTAGTGTTTAAAAGTCTTAGAGGATTTACAGAAGTTCTAGAGAATGTCTTTGAATAAGGAAACGATATAGCAAAATCTGAAGGATCTGGGACTGAATCATCATCAAGGTTGTTGTCGTCTCCACCACCAAGGATAATTGTTGTTGAACGCGTTTGAAGATCAACTACACTAACAAACCTATAAGGTGCAGGAACAATCTTTAAAGAATCTGAAACATCGTTGTAATCGCTAGCGGTATTTAGAACATTTCTATAAACGACATCATCTGTTAACGTACTAACTTCATAATATGAATTTCCCAAACTGTCATTAACGCTTAAAATTTCAGTAACATTGTTTTGGGACAGCGCAATTGTTTTAAATGGTGTGAAATCTCCCAAAGTAAAAGTTTCAGTTGTTTCCATACCAGAAATACAAATTCCAGTTGTCGCCATTGTAAATGTGTTTGGAGTTCCATTTTGATTTAATTTACCAACTTTAACTTCTGCAACATATTGTCCATCAACATTTTTCTTTGCAAAGTCTAAGTTTGCTAATAAAATAAATTCAATTCCAGTAAGTGAAGTAAAAACAGAATTTGCTTTTATTATTGGTAAAGCTCCCGGCCGCGGGATGTATGACCCATCTTCTAGTACAGCAGGAACTTCAATAAAAAAAGTAGCCTCTACAGTCGCTGGTGATGCACCGGTTATTGGTACTCCTGCAGATCTAATCAATCTTTCGATGTTAACAGTTTCAATTGCCGTGTCTGGATCTAATTCATTATATTGATGATCCATATAAAATGACATGACGTCTCCTGTATAAGCAGCCATATCAAGCAATAGTCCACCTAGAGAAGATTCTGAAAAATCTTGAATTCGATCTGGATAGTATAGTCTTGCATATTGAATTAAATTTGCTCGTAGAGCATCAAAATCTTTTGCAAGATAACTTCTATTTCTAAATTGTTTTAATGCCGTTTTTGCCATTTTTACGTCACATACATTGATATTTGAAGTGCTTTATTTCTTATTCCAATCCTTGGAACATCATAAGTTATATTAATTTTTAATATACCTACATTTTGATTTTCTTCTCTATCAACAGAAGAAGAAAAATTTTTTAAATTTATAAAAGGCATCCATTTTGAAACTGCGTTTTTTATTCTTGTTATAGCTTCTTCATCAAAAGCATCTAAAGTTGTAAATTCTGATGTTAATTCTAACAAATTTGCTCCAAAATCATACAGTCCCAATCTTTCTCCCCAGTTTGTAAGTAACAAATTTCTTAAATTATCATGAACTTGATCTGAAGGAAAATAATGCATTGCAAAAATGTTTTTATCATCCAATCGTAAAGGAGTTTTTATTCCAAAAGGAAGTTGCGTAGCTTGAACTGCTTCAATTTGTTCTATTGAAGCAGTTTTTCCTACACTTTTAAACTTATAAACAGACATGAATACCACCGGTAAATATAATACCAACAATACTTCATTACCGTAATCTAATTCTTAAATTAAAGATTTTATCTAGAGTCTTGAGAAAAGATACGGCCTTGCGCCGTGACCATTTGACCATTGTTAAATTTGCCGTATTAAGGGCTACTAGGTTGTTTGGGAGAGGCGCCCGTCGCCGTCGCTTCACTATTGTTTTTATTAGGTTGCTTTTGCGGTATCTTTCCAGGAAATACTTGACTAGCAAAAAAGTCTAATGTTGGTTGTTGTCGAAAGTATATCGAAACATCATTGACAATCGTCAAATCCATATAAGCAGCAGCTATATTTGCAAGAGGTCCTGAGTTTTCTTGTTCATTACAATAATTGTTTGTCTTAAAAATCCCTATAATTCTTCTTTCCTTAGGTTGGGTTTTTATTGATTGTAAAGAATTTATAGAAACTTTATTTTTCAATTGATTCGTTCTTGCTGCGTTTTTTGCTCCTAAAAACAGTCCATGTCCTTTTGCGTTGTTTGGGACTGCAGAAGCACCTTTTGGAGTTGGAGCGTCAACAAATCCAAGATCATGAGTTGCATCAAGTATCGCGGTCGGTGATGGAACATCTAGTTTTGACGGCAAAGATAAAAATCCTTTTCTTAAGTTTGCGTCCGTAAAAGGAGGGGGCGGTGGGCCACCATTCTTAAATACTTCAAAGGCTTTTTGACAATCTTCCCGTGTTGCCTGCGCTATTATTGGTATCTTTTTTGCATCTCCTAGAGGGTCGCCATTGCCGTCAAATGAGCTTAACAATGCTTTCACAGTTGTTTCTTGTGCAACTTTTTGTTGTGGCGTTAAATTGGGGTCATCTATATTATAAGTTTGCGTTTGTTCTGCTTGCTTTAAATTATCATCATCAAGGGACCCTCCTTCAATTCCATTTATAGGAGGTTTTAAATCACCATTAAAAACTTTA